CACCGTATTCGATGGTCACATCCAACTCCTTCTTCTTACGAAGTGCTTTTTTAGTAGGCATTAGTAATATTTAATGGTTTCCCCTTGATTTTACAAGACATGGTGATTAAATCTTATGTATGAGAATAGCGATATCAGGAACAGCGGGACAAGGTAAATCTACACTGATTAAAACCTTCATCCATAAGTGGGATATGTATAGAACACCAGCCAAGACTTATAGAGATGTAATTAAGGAAAAGGAACTCCCACATTCAACCGAAACCACCACGGAAACTCAATTAATGATTTTGGATGCGATGACCAAGGCGCAAGAAAAACATAAAGACGAAGAGTTCCTTATTTATGATCGTTGTGCTTGGGATAATCTCGCGTATAGTTTGGAAGCTAATGAGAGAGATGAAATTGCTGATGAGGTCATGGCTGTTATAATCGATGTCGCCAAAGCTTCCTTCAAGAATATAGATATTATCTTTTGGTTAAAATACGATCCAGAAACTCAGGTTGTTGATGATAGTCTTAGAGAAACAGATATCGAATATATCAAAAAAATCGATAGCATCTTCGAAGATCTTTATAAACAATTCTTGGATCATTTGGGGGAAACACCATTTTATATTCCCGAAAATTGCCCCGCGATCATCCCCATCGAAGGTAAAACTCTCGACGATAGAGTGAACTGGGTCGGTGAGTTTGTGGATTCTCAAGGTAATTTAGTAACTACTGATAAAAGCATTCTCGATCCCGAAAACATCGAAATGATGGAACAGATGATCAAGGAACAAGAAGTCTGGACTGATAAAGACGCTGAGTATAATAAGGTGGTGGATAACATTAAAAATATAGACATCGATGCTAAGTAAAATAGGAGTGGGTGTTGTTACATGTGGTAGAAAACACATGTTTGAAAAATTATTCGAATCTATGATCCCCTCCAAGGGTGATATAGACCATTTGTGTATTGTCGAGGATACTATCCACGAGAATCCAACATATGATAATTATATCAAGGAAGTAACTGAAGACAAATGGAAGGGTGATAATACTATGATGAATATCACCACAGATGAAAATATGGGTGTGGCGAAAGCTAAGAACCAAGCCTTTACTCATCTTTTGGAGAAGGGTTGTGACCATATTTTCATAATCGAGGAAGATATGTTGATCAAGAGAAAAGACATCTTCCACGCATATATCAAAGCTTCAGAGAAGAGTGGTATCGATCATATGATGTTCGCGTATCACGGTCCTGCCAACAAGAACGGTATATCTGGTGGTAAACCTTGTCCAAGATTGGTTCTAGATTATGGTGATTTTTCTCTTTCTTTGAATCAAAACTGTGTCGGAGCTTTCTGTTATTACACTAGAGAGAGCTTGGAAACGTGTGGTTTGATTGATGAAAAGTTTAAAAATGCGTTTGATCACGTTTCTCATAGTTATGATTTATATCTGAAAGGATTTTCCACACCCTATTGGTGGTGGACGGATCTAGCAAATTCCCTAGATTATATCGAAGAACAAGAATGTTCAGAGGACTCGTCTTCGATAAAAACACCCGAAAATTTAGATAAGTGGAGAAACAATATGAGAGCATCATACGAATACTTCAAGGAAAAATTCGGAGTATTCCCATTCGGTTCAGAGGGAGTTAAGGATACACCAGAAGATTTAGTGATCGAATTGATAAAGGATAGAAAACAATGAAAACAGATTTGAATGGTGTTGGATTAATGATCCATTTTAGGAGAGATATCGATGATCGTTTTCGTAATTTGAAAATGGTTGTCGATTTTTATCGTAAACATTCAGATAATCTTGAAATCGTCATCGTAAATGATGACTCGGAAATGGATAAAGATATCAAACAACTCTGTGATGATTACTCATGTAAGGGGTTATTCATGGAGAATACCGATATCTACTGGAGAACCAAGGCTTTCAACGAAGCAGCGAAGGTGATACAACATGTGGACTGTTTAATTGCTGGTGATACTGATGTTATCGTGGATCCAGTCTTCATATTGGAAGCGAAGGGAATTTTCGAGAAGAATGAAGAGGTTGGTATCGTTTATCCATACAATGGGATGTTCATCCATCTGAAGCAGCCGATGTTTGAATTATTCACTCGAAATCAACTCCTAGTTGATCTATTGGAAAAATCTCAAACATTGAAACCGATTCCATACGATCAAGATGAAAATTTCTTGGTGGCACATCCCCACAGTAAGGGTGGTATGGTGATGTTTAGAAAGACTGCATATTTCTCGACCAACGGATACAACCCCAATTTTAGGGGATGGGGCTACGAGGATGATGAAATTTTGGCCAGATTCCAGAAATTTGGATGGAACATATTAAGGGTTGAGAATAAGGACGCTATCGCGTGGCACTTACCTCATGAGAACACTGTCAGAGAGCAGCATCCCTATTACGGTAACAATAGGAAGCACTCCGACTTCGTCTGCGAGTCGCAAGATATAGAAGAACTCAAAAATTACGTCAAAACTTGGGAAATATAATGGATCCTAAATTTTCTATATGCATCCCAACATGGGAGCAGGGCGGAGCGGGTAGGAGACACTTGGAGGATTTGATTCTTTCCATATACAAACAGACGTATAATAATTTTGAGTTAGTGATTTCGGATCACAGTAAAGACGATGAAATAGAAAAATATGTTTTATCTTTGAATTGTGATGTGAAATATAAGAGGAGTGATAGAAAATACGGCAACGGGGTTGCTAATTTGAATGATTCTCTGGATATGGCTGATGGAGATTTGATAAAAATAATGTTTCAGGATGATTTCATGTATTCAGAGCATTGTCTAGAATATATCGTGGAAAATTTCGATTCGGATGTGAAGTGGATGGTGTGTGGTTGCAACCATACTTTGGATGATGGTGTATCATTTAATAGGTTTTTCACACCATCTTGGAGTGATGATATAATCGAGGGGAATAATACCATAAGCTCACCATCAGTATTGACTATACGTAATGAAATCGTGGAACATTTTGATGAAAATTTGGTTGTAATGATGGATTGTGAATATTACTATCGTTTATATTTGAAATACGGAGCACCCAAAATTCTCAACGAGTTTTTGATCACTAATAGACAACATCCACACCAAATATCCAATACTCACACATCAAACGAGGAGGATGAATTTTTGTATTTAAAAAAATTATACGGCCATGATAGTAACAGAAATTTATAATGGGCAGGGATTGGGAAACCAATTGGCTTGTTATGTCACCACCAGAGTAGTGGCGAAAGATTTGGGGTATGATTTCGGAGTCATGAACCCCCACAAATTCAAATGTTTGGATTTCATGGATCTGGATTTTGGGTTGGAAGTTACTGGTGGATCTGGGCGCGAGGGTGGTCCTCCCGACACTCTACCAGATGGTATCGATCACTATTACAGAGAAAGATATAATATTTTACCCAACGGTGCAAATGTCACCATTGATGACCCCAAACTCCTAAAAATCCCCGACAACACGAAGGTTGATGGTATATTTCAATCTGAGAATCAGATATATCACCGTAAAGATGAGATTAAAAAGTGGTTAAGAATTAAACCTGAAAAAGAATTTTATGAATACTCTAACCCCAATATTTGTGTTATAAACTATAGGGGAGGTGAATATGCTAGTGTTCCCCAATTCCATTTGAGGAATGAATACTGGCGCGATGCCATCGCTAGAATGTTGGAAATTAACCCAAACTTTGAATTTGTGGTGGTGACTGATGATGTGGAGAGAGCTTTGGTGACTTTTCCAGATTTTAAAGTGTGTCATAACGGCATAGCAACAGACTTCTCGATCATCAAAAACGCTCATTATCTAATATTATCCAATTCAAGCTTTCCGTATTTTGCCACATTAATGAATGAGAATGTGAAGTATATCCTAGCTCCAAAATATTGGGGAAGACATAATGTTTCAGATGGGTATTGGGCTTGTGGGTATAATATTTTTAGAAACCACAGTTATATTGATAGAGAAAATAATCTCTTTACATACGGACAATGTGTGAGAGAATTCATGGAATACCGACAACAAGACCCCGATTTTTGGAAATGATTTACGATATTTGTTCATTTAATAACGAGTTAGACATGCTGGATCTTCGTCTGAAGATTCTGAATGATCATGTTGATAAGTTTATAATAGTTGAGGCCAATACCACATTTAGCGGAGTAGAAAAACCTCTCAACTATCTCAACAATAGAGAGAGGTTCAAGGAATATGAAGATAAAATACTCTATTACACAGTTCCCGATTCCCCCACATCCTTCGAAGATGATAAGTGTGATCAGGAAATTCTTCAGATGGCTCTGGATAGTGATAATGTCACGCGAGAGCATATTTGTTGGTTAGTGGAATTCTATCAGAAGGAATACATTAAGAAAGTTTTGGGTGGTGTATTGGAAGACGATGACATTTGCTATGTCTGTGATTTGGATGAGATTTGGAACTACGATCTTAACTTCGAAGTGGGTGATGATATACACAAACCAAAGATCAACAACTGCTATATCGATTACCTAAATCTAAAAACGAACGAAAACTGGACATTTTTCACAGGTCCTATCGTAACGAAGTATAAGAACATCAAAAACGAATGTCTGAATCATCTGAGAACCTTGCGAAAAATGCAAGATCGATACACCTACCACGAAGATGGTGGTTGGCATTTTAACGCATTGGGTGGATCCGATAAAAAAATCGAAGATTTCCAACACCCTGTGTATCATAAAGACTACATGGAAAAGAGAAAGCACGGTGCTAGGGTTGACGAAGCGGGACTACCCGAGTATATACTGGAACACAGAGAAGAACTCAAAGAGAAGGGACTATTTTTATGACAAGAACAGAAATTATTAATCATTTGATAAAGAGGGGTGAATATAAAAGTTACCTCGAAATCGGGGTGAACACACCAGCACAACCGGGCTACAACTGGACTGGTGTTGAAGTTGAGACCAAACACGGAGTGGATCCAAACGTGGATACCACATATAAAATGCCATCAGACGAATTTTTCGAAAGTCACATTTCCCAAAAATATGATATCGTTTTCGTGGACGGATTACACCTCTTCGAACAAGCCCACAGAGATATCATCAATTCGTTGAAACATTTAAATGACGGTGGTATCATCGTTGCCCATGACTGTAATCCCGTTGAAGAGATCACTCAGAGAAGGGAGAGAGCATCGGACGCATGGCACGGTGATGTCTGGAAAGCTATCGTAAAGCTTAGAATTCAGAATCCAGAATTATCTGTCGTGACTGTCGAAGCTGACGAAGGTTGTGGTTTGATTTGGAGGGGTGGTCAACAATTATTGAATTTTGGTGCGGATGATGATCCTTACGAATACTCGTTCTTGGAGAAGAATCGAGTGGACGCTTTGAATCTAATAACACCAGATACATTCTTGAAAATGTTCCCGTGAGTAAAATTATAAATAATAATTTCGTTGTAGTCAGTGACTATAATTGGTTGCCAGAGAATCTTGAAGATTCTTGGGTCGATAAGTGGTGTGATAATTACCTGATATATGATCGATATCACAGATTCCCAGAATCTGATAAGGTAAAGCACCAGAAGAATGTTGGTCAGAATGTGTATGACATATTCCACTTTATTCTGGAAAATTACGACAATCTCCCAGATTCTACCCTATTTTGCAGGGCTTGTTTAATGAACCCGAAGGATACGGGAACACCTAGTCACGATGAAAACGGTAGAGTGATATCCAACGGTAATTGCACTGAGGAATTCTTTTTAAGTGTCGCCAACAATACAACGTTCACGGAGATTCAAGACTTCACATCCGAACCATGGAGGATTAACAACACAGCCAATAAGATTGGGGAAGATAACAGCTACATGGAGATCAATAACTCTTGGTATTTTGGTAAACACGCTGGAAAATATTACTCAAACATTAATGATTTCTTCAATGATATGTATGTGAATCCTGAGATACCGCAGTGGTTTAGATTCTCACCAGGTGTGAATTACATAATTCCCAAGGAATATATATTAAAATATTCCAAGAATTTCTACCAACGAATTCTTGATATACTAGGGTGGGATGTTATTGTTGGCGAAGCTCATATGCTCGAAAGAGCGTTATACACAATTTTCCATAATGATTGGGAAGTTAAAGAAGAATTTAAATGAAGAATGAAAATATTTTTATAACAGGTGGTGCTGGATTTTTGGGACAGCATCTCATCGAGAGGTTACACGAAGACAACCACATCACCGTATATTCACGGGATGAGGCTAAACATTACTATCTCAAGAAGCAATACCCGAACGTAAAATTTGTGATCGGTGACGTTGGGGATAGGGATCATCTAGTCAGATCTAGTGAGGGTCACTCGCGTGGCATTTTTGCTGCATCGTTGAAGCAAATTGAGGCTTGTAATGATAATTACGAAGTCGCGGCCAAGACTATCATTGACGGAGCCATAAACTCAAGAATAGCAGCAGAGGAAAATCGGTTCTTCTCTGCCTGTTTCATATCCTCAGATAAGAGTAGATCAGCGACCACCATCTATGGTGGTATGAAATATGTTGCTGGTGAATGTTTTATCGCCAATGCGGAATCCAGTAAATACACCACACATCTAACTACTGCTATCTATGGCAATGTTATGAATTCCACTGGTTCGATCATCCCCCTCATATGGAAATCGATTGAGAGTGATAGAGTCCTTACATTATATGACACGGAAATGACGAGATTTTTGTTGGATATTGACGATGCTGTGGATGTAGTGATGTATTCTCTAAATCTCGGAAGGAGTGGGTGTAATGTAATCCCAAAACTGGATTCATTTAGAATCGTGGACATATTTGAGATCTACAAAAAGAAGTTTGGTCTTCGATATGAGATTGGATTTCCCAGAACAGGTGAAAAGGTTCACGAAATCCTTGCTTCGGAGGAAGAAATGAGGAGAATGGACACGAAAGATAATAAATACATGCTACTCCCCCCGAATGGGAACAATCAAGATTTCTATATTCCAGAGGATTATTCGTCCAGAGATCACACAATTCCCAAAGAATCACTTGACAAATTCCTTGAAAAGAGAAATTACTACAAGCCATGAGAATTATTATATTTGGAAGCAACGGTATGTTAGGCACATACCTCAGAAAACATTTCAGTCAGAAGTATGATGTGATGACCCTTACTAGGGAACATATCGACTTAAACAGTTCAAGGGATGATATATACGATTTTTTGAAAGGTATTGTCAACTCCGATGATATTATAATCAATGCCGCTGGAGTCATTCATCAAAGAAATCCAGAACCAGAGGAGATGGTCAATGTGAATGGTGCGTTTCCCCACATTCTTCAAGATATAAAAGAAGATGTTGAATGTGAGGTGTTCCATATCACCACAGATTGTGTATTCACTGGTCAACAAATTGAACCCGAAAATTCATTACTTTCGTATGATGAAAACTCACACCACGATGCTTTGGATATATATGGTAGGACTAAGTCACTCGGAGAAGCACCAAAACTGTCTACGATAAGAACGTCTATCATCGGTGAGGAGGTGAGTAACAAGCTCTCATTGCTCGAATGGGCGAAAAGTAAAAAGGGTGAAATAGCCTTTGGGTATGTTGATCATTTGTGGAATGGTGTGACTTGTCACGAGTTGTGTCTATTAATTGACAATATGATATCCGACAATTTTTATTGGGAAGGTGTGAGACACTTCCATTCACCAGAATATGTGAATAAATTCTCCCTTTTAAATATTATTTCCGATGTTTATGGGCTGAATATACAAACAAAACCCACCACAAAGGGGAGTTGTTCCCGAGTGTTGAAATCCATACACAATGAGTATAGGGTAATGAAGAGCATTGAACAACAAATAAAGGAATTGAAAGAAATTAACATATATGAGTAAATGTTATGTAAAGGTTTGTGGGGGTCTGGGTAATCAACTCTTTCAGATCGCCAATGGATATGCATATTCAAAACGTTTCGATAAGGAATTGGTTATAGATTGTTCCACATGGAACGCATCGCAAGGGACGAATATCAAGGTTTATAAAGATACATTATTCAAGAATTTCCACTTCGGTGTGAAAGATGAACCGCTAACCTTAATAAGGGAAAGGGATAAGCAGAAGGAACAGGTAACAATTTATAATGAAATACCTAATGTGGATGGCTCTGTTTTGTTGGATGGTTATTTTCAGTCTTTGAAATACTTCGAAGATTATAAAGACGAGTTTATTTCTCTTCTTGAGTTGCCAGAAATAGATAGCGATAAGATAGAACACCCCAGCGTTGGTATGCATGTGAGGAGAGGTGATTATCTCTTATATAGGAATATATATCACTCTTGTGATACTGAGTATTTCGCATCGTTCTTTGATGTGTATAAAGATACCCATAAAATTTACATATACACCGATTCTCCCGAACACATATTGGAAGAGTTCGCGGATTTTGATTTTCAACTGGTTAGATCAGATTCAGAGTTAAAGGATTTCACCTCTCTTTCCAAGCACCAACAAATAATTGGAAGTAACTCCACATTTTCGTGGTGGGCTTCGTTGGTTGGTAATCCAGAAAAAGCGGTATTCCCATCTAAGTGGTATGTCGATAGACCACACGAGGATATTTTTAGAGAGGATATGATATTGAAAGATGTTTAAAAGTATAAATCATATGCTTTTCGAGGATAAGAAAGAAATAACCAATGAGTTAATTTCTGAGTTTTCCCCATATATGACAACAAGATATTTGAGTTTTTATGATAAAGATCTCCTCAAATACGCGAACGACACATTGAATGTGTATGGTAATCTTTTCGATACAGAGGAGGAGACATTTAAATTTTATAAAAACGTGATCCCCAAATTGAAGATAAAAAAGATAAATTATATATCAAAAACGAAAAAAGATGGCTGAACACGCTTTTATACATATACCGAAAAACGCTGGTTCATCATTTCGTGATGCGTTACAGAATACCCCCCAAATAAAATATTTTGGACATGATGTGATGAAGCGCAACGTGAGGACACTCAAAAAAATATTCATTCTAAGAGAACCGATAGATCGATTTACATCAGCCTTTTTTTATGCAAAAAATCATTTACATGAAGATTATCATAGAGATATCATGTTCAATAACCCCAATGAATTATTGGAAGGTATTATAAATTTTAATATGATTGCTTACAGATTCTTTGAAAATATGAAATATAATCACCACGTCGATGGAGTGAGGATTCATATTGATTGGGTATTTGAAAAGCAGTGTAAATGGTTTCATGACCCTTGGAAGGTTATTCTTTATGATAAGCTTGATGAGGGGATCGATGACTTGAATGATACATTGAACATAAACATCGAACTACCACACCGCAACAAGTCGAAGAAGAAAGAGTTTGAATATTCAGAAGAAAGTATCAATCTTTTGAATATTTTATATAAAGAAGATTTTGAACTTTATGAGCAATATACAAGAAGATAAAAAATGCTTAGTGGCTGTCCCCACATTCATGCGTCCCCAGTTCTTACCTAGAATATTGGCTTGTTTTGAAAGGTTAGCTTATAGTAATAAGAGACTGGTCATTATAAATGATGACCATGATACTAGATATTTTTATGGGGGTAAAAATCCTCATATAGAGGTGGTCAATATAGATAAGCAAATTCAACTATCAGTTAAAAGAAATGTGTTGGCATCGTGGGATTTCGATATATTATTTCCTCTGGATGATGATGACCTATTTTTACCCAATAGATTAATCAATCATGTTCGAAAATATAAGAAGCATCCAGACATAGACCTTTATAGAAATAGAGCCAAGTATACACTCGCGGGTGGGAGAGTGAAAGTCAGTGATGGTAATGATATGTTTCACAATACCTCCTTCACAAGAGAAGGGTTCTTCAAGGCTGGTGGTTACACGGGATTCGACCAATCCAACCAAGATGATATGTCACTACAGAGAAATTTTAAACATAATTGTAATCTAAAAATAGAAGACGATTTCGAAAATATCGATTTTTATTACGATTTCGATGGTTGGAGATACCACAATACTGGTAATGGAGACGAATACATTTCCGAAGAGTTTTTGAAATTAAGTCAAAGACAGAGGACACAAAAGGGTGACATAACACTCATGCCAGATTATGACAATTATGATAACATACATCGCATATGTTTGATGGCTAAAGATATGGAGGATGGATTATCCGTAAACGTGGATCCAGATAATAGGGCTAATATTATCACATTAGATACTTGACATTAAGATATTTCTCATAAATATTATCTATGGCAAAAGACATTGATATTTTAGCGACTCAGAAATCACACATCGATTTATCAGATAACGCGCTCCCCACTGATTTTGGTCTAGATGATTACAAACTTTCGAAGCTTTTCGATGATGTAATGTTGATTGAGTTTTGCGATTTAATCGAAGATGAGGAGGGTGGTGAGTTTATTGAACGTGGTGGAATCATTATCCCAGTCACACAAATCCAGAATGCGTGGAGAAAGGGTGAAGTGATTTTAAAAGGACCGAACGTCAAATTGGCTGAAGTTGGTGATATTGTGGTGTTCCCTAAAAATATGGGTATCCCAATCGCTAACGTGGAGGTCACTGACCATGGAAAAGTGAAGAACGGATTGTTCTTGAATGAACAGAGAATGTTTGGAATTTGTGAAGTAAATGAGAAAACTGAGGAGAAGTGATTTACAGGGTCTGTTGAAGACTCATGTTTGCGATATCTTCTTTTTGAGGAGGCATCCTGATAGAGCACCTGGAAGACCCGCGCACCGCCAAATGCTATGCACCAATAGTCCAGAAATTCTCAGATCAGAAAATGGTATTAGAATTCTTAACTATAGGGATCCGAGCGGACCAAAAAAAGTCAACACCGTTACCCACAACTTAGTAGTCACATGGGATATAATGATGCAAGATTGGAGAAATGTTTCCATGGATTTTTGTTTTCTCATCAACAAATACCCCGCCAATGAAGAGTTCTGGAAATATTTTAATAAAAATATATTCCCAATGAGCGCAAACGAAAAACTCCGTTACATGGATACAAAACTGAATTTACCGAAATGAATATGGAAGAAGATGTCGAGATATATTTGAAAGATTTAATTTTTCGTGATGTTGAATTTGTTTTAGATTCCAAAGTCCTTAGAAAAGGAAGGATCGAGATATACAACACGAAGCAAAATTTCATCAAATTTAAAATACAAGTGGAAGATAAATCGAAAGACTGGGAAATAACATTCCCATACAGAATAGAAAAAATCGAGAGTGGTTATCTATTTGATTATGCGTTGAGCGCATTCTGCCCACCAACACAGGAAGTGTATTGGACGATGAAAGCATTGGACAAATCCAATACTTCAAAGTTTTTCGACAATCACCTCTACGTGAACGTCACTTGACATAATTGAATGTTCATGTATTCTTCCCACATGGAAGATACAAAAAAGCCTTTACACGAGGAAATAATGGCTCTCATGTTGGAGAGAGCGAAGGTGGGAAATAATATAAATGAGTATATTAACCCAAATTTCTTATGTGAAATAGTCAACTCATTATATGTTTATTATGAATTGGAAAATGATGAAGTAGATGAATGGATATCTAATATGTGGGGTGCGTAATTTATGAATGATTTAATATTAAACTTTCCAGAGGGGTTTGAGCCGAGGAGCAAACAAACCAAAGCACTTAAAGCAATTGAAACCGCTTTCCAAAAGGGGAAGAAGTTTGTGATTGTCCATGCTGATACGGGTGTCGGTAAGACGCACCTAGCCAAAACATTAGGAAATGTCTGTGATGATGTTCCCGATGAATATAAGAAAATCGTTGATAATTATAGGATTTTTTCCGATCAGGGAGCCGATTTAGCCGACGAATTCGATCCGTTTGGTTGCTACGCATTAACCATCACCAAGTCTCTCCAAGACCAATACGAGAACGTATTCAACGACACTGGTGTTATGAAAGGTAAGTCCAATTACCAATGCCAAGTCGATGATAGCTTGACTGTAGATGTCGCACCCTGTATCTATCTTAAAAGCATGAAGAACGACTGTTGGAAATCCAACACCTGCCATTATTACAATGCTAGGAACAATATGTTGAAATCCAAATTCTCAGCGTTGAATTATAGTATGTTCTTCTCTCTTCCCGAACACTTGAAAAAGAGACAAGTTTTGGTCTGTGATGAAGGATCTGAGTTGGAGGAGCAATTGGTTGGGCAGTTCACATGTGAGGTGGATATAACATTCCTAATGAAGACAAAGACCTTGATTTCCTCCTTTCCGAACGAAAACAAGAAGAGTAAGATATTGTCGTGGATCGGTAATCTGATTGGTAATGTCGAAGAAAACCTACTAAACTACGAGGGGTGGTTTAGTAAGAACCCCACCAATAAAAACCCTGTCAAATTCAACAAGAAGAAGGGAGAGTATACTAGATTAACCAATCTAAAGAATTCTCTCGGTGTGTTAATGGAGACGTATTATGACAGTGAATACATCGTCGAACGACTCGATCAGAAGATTAGATTCATTCCTTTGAAGGTTGATGTTCTCTCGAAACATCTCTTCGATTGTGCAGAAAAGGTGGTTATCTTATCCGCAACCATCATTGATTCGAAGTCGTATTGTGATTCTTTGGGTATCGATAATTATGAATATATTCACGTTGGGACAGATTTTGATCCCAAAAATGCTCCGATACACATCATGGCAAAACAGAAATTAAATTATTCAAATTTGAAAAGTATGTTACCAAAATTGGTGGAACAAATCGAAGGAATTATGGAGCACCACTCCGACCACAAGGGCATTATACATACCCACACCCAATATATTACTGATTACATAAGAGATAATATAGACTCTGATCGATTATTGTGTAGAGAGGCTGGTGTCCGAAACGAGGATCTATTAAAAATACACGAGGAGTCAGATGAACCAACCATCCTAGTATCTCCGTCCATGACTTATGGGGTTGATTTATACGATGATCTTGGTAGATTTCAGATAATACTCAAAGCACCATGGTTACCGACTAAAGATGTTCGCGTGGAAAAAATGATGAAAATTGATAAGATGTGGTATGTGAATTCCATGTTGAAGACATTAGTCCAAGCTTCTGGTAGGATTATTCGATCCAAAGACGATAAGGGTGAGACTTATATACTTGACGGTGCGATTTATGATGCTATAAGTAGGAACAAGAAGAAATTACCAACCTTTTTCTTAGAAAGATTTAACTAATGGAAAGATACAACAATATTAAGGAATTATTAAAAGGGGCTATCGATAATGTGTATTGGGTCACTGACCCATCATTATATGATGGTCTCAACCCATATCCATCTCTATATGAGACCAAATTTGGGAACGTATCAACATCGTCTTTGAGTCTGAAAGATTATTATGTTGATCTTTCGAAAGTCGATGAATTACACGAATTCTTGAATGAGTGGGGTTTTAATAATGTGAAACAGGGAGCGGTGGCAGAGTATAAAAATGGTAATTATTTTAACGATGAACTCAAATTACAACTAAGTGTTGAGTTCTTTGATGATACCGACAAAGCCAAGAAAAAGGACGAAGATGATGAAGAAGAGGTCTATAATTTTCCCGATGAAGACGATAGGGCGTTGATCATTTTTCATCCACTCAAGAAGAATAAGAAGACCATTAAAGAATTATTCGCTAGTATGGATGAATCTGGTTTATGGAAAATTCGTAGAAACGAATCGAAGAAATTCTATATGATCGCAGAGGGTAGAAATGGTTTATATAAACAAGAGACTTCATTTAAAAATATAGAAATCGAGGATGATAGGTATGATCTATACTACGGGAAGAAATTTCCACACGATAAATTCAAAAAATTCATGGACGATGAAACCGAAAGTCTTCTATTGCTCCACGGGGATCCCGGCACGGGCAAGAGCAATTACATCAAAAATCTAATCGTTGATGCGAAGAAGGATGTCATCTACATCCCACCATCGATGATGAATGTTATCGCAAGTCCCGGTTTCGTATCCTTCATGAGTAGGAATAAAAATAATATTCTTTTGATCGAGGATGCGGAAGAGATTCTTTCCAAAGATAGGAACCAAGCGACAAACAATCTCCTCGGATTGACTGATGGATTCTTGAAGGATTCCCTCGGTCTCAAGATTATCTGCACATTCAACTGTGATCTGAAAAGTATTGATGATGCCTTGAAAAGAAAGGGTAGACTATACTTCGAATACAAATTCGACAAGTTGACAGTGGATGAATGTAAGGAGTTGGTGGAGTTTTCTGATCTGAATATAGAGGTCGAAGAAGATATGACTCTAGCTGAGATTTTCAACTTCGATAAAGAAATAAGTGTGGAAAACTCATTCGAAGAGAGGAGAATAGGATTCGGTGCTTAAATAATGGATAGTGAAAGACTATTCATATTTCTTTGAAAAATCTAACCTTCTACACCTTTTCGTTTCGGCTTTCGATGATGCGTTCGTAAAACGCTATGACGCTAATAGCAGAATATCGAAGGAACGGGTGGATGTGCGGTATGTTCACGGACCGAAACATAGAGTCCTACACGATCTCAACGATAGGGCAAAAACACTAACTCTACCCGTTGTCACATTCGAAGAGACTAGTCTAAGGAGAGACACCACTAGGATACATAATAAGAACCAATTCCTTTATAGGAAAGAGTTGGATAGCACCAATAGATTATCTAAGATACCGACTCCGATCCCAGTGAATATGGAGTTGGATGTCAATATAATAGCGTATTATAAGGAAGACATCGATCAGATAATACAGAATTTTGTAGTAAACTGTAACCCATATATCATCGTTTCTTGGAGAATACCCGATGATTTCGAATTACCTTTCTACGATGAAATTAGAACGGAAATTCAGTGGTCGGGGGATATAAATTACGACAATCCGAAGGATCTGAGTCCAGATGTTAAATGGAGAATTTCGGCAAATACTTCATTCACCGTTAAGGGTTGGTTGTTTAAATCTGAACCACAGAACCAAGCACCCATCTACGAAATCGATGCTACATTCATCGCTAGTCCGACCATTTCGAGCTTTTGTTTCGATACTTATTATAGTCGCGTTAGTGCGACTGGAGTAGAATCTGAGACCGTTTCGATCAGTGCTTACCCACAATTTACAAATTACTTCATCAATGGTAACCAATTTTATGAAGGTATAAACATAGATAGTTTAAATAATAAAAATCTTCTTTTCTATGGTAAGAGATTTGATTATAATAACACTTGGTATCTCAGTGCCAACCAGACAATACCCGAATTAACCTACACGGAAATAGATACAGCGGTCTACCCGACCATTTCTGGATACTTACTCCCAGATGGGTTGATCGACACCGTTGACGATAATATTGCGGTGATCAGTTTTGATATAAACTATTTCTCTAGTTTGAGTAGTGATGTGACGGTTGTGACACGAAATGATGCTGGTTGGGCATCCACTTTACCTTTATATATTAATAATACTTGATATTGGAGTTTTTTCATTAAATACTAAACATGGCAGGGACAGGAAGCTCAACGACACCATCCACTAATAGTCACTCACCAAGCAGTGACGGTAGGGGTGCTACTTACGATAGAAATATGCAGTCTTATTTGAAGAATAAGGGTGATTTCACCGTGACCCAGCCAGAGGAGGCTAAGAACACAAAATACAAATACTTCCAGAAGGTTGGAATGCGTAGACCCGAAGCTATTGCAAAGAATTCGGTGGCTCTCAATAACGACTGGAATAATACAGCGTTTTCTGCCATTTATCAGGATAAATCATTCACTGATATGATGTATGCTACCGCTTCCGAGGAGAAACCAGGAAGGCTACGAGACTACAGAACCATAGCATCCTTCTCAGAAGTCGCAGACGCTCTAGACGAGATATGTGATGAGACTATTAACGTCGATGAAAATGGTGACATTGCAACTCTTACATTCAGGAATACCGATCTTGAAAGTGATAAAAAAGAAGAAATAGAAAAAGAATTCAATAGATTCGTCTCACTTCTTGAACTAGAAGAAAACGGTTGGAACTACTTTAGACAATTTTTAATTGAAGGTGAATTGTATTTTGAGTTGATCCTAAAGGAAGAATATATCCACCAAGGAGTTGTTGCCATAAAGAACCTTCCAGCGGATCAGTTCGATCCAGTTTACGACAACATCCAAAACATGATCATCAAGGGTTATCTATATAAGAAGCCCATTTTTTCGTCAGTCGATAATAAAAAAGTAGAGAGATTTGATTATATACCCTTTGAAAAGAGTCAGGTTCTTTATGTGAATAGTGGTGGATTTAATGAAACCAAAGACTTCATTATACCATTCATCGAAAACTGTAGACGAGCATATCGTCAACTTTCACTGATCGAGGATTCTGTCGTTATCCATAGAATGGTTCACGCCCCTCTCAGATTCCTTTTCAACGTTGATGTTGGTAGACTACCCGTTCCTCAAGCAGAATCTTATCTCAGAAAGCTTCAAGCACAATACTGGTCAACCAAGACCTTCGACATGGATCAAGGCGACATTGTTAAGAAATACGCTCCACAATCCACTCTTGATAGTTTCTGGTTCGCCAAAAGACAAGGACAAGAACCTACCACAGTAGACACCTTTGGTGGACAACCAGAAACTGGTGGTATGGAAATTCTCGATTGGTTCATCCGTAAACTTTATCGCTCCCTCAAGACACCAGTTTCTAGACTCAACGAAGAAACTGGCTACAATGATGGAACCGAGATGTTGCGCGAAGAATTGAAATTTGCTAAAATGGTGATTCGCCAACAACAAAGTTTCGCGTCTGGTATCAAAAAGGCGTTTATTACTCACCTCAAGTTCAGAGAACTCTGGGATGATAACGACCTTTTCGATGAGAATATCCGTGTGGAATTTAACGTTCCTACGAATTTCTACGACATGAGAGAGAGTCAAAAGCTTAATCTCAAAATCGAAACCTTTAATAATATTTCCACAAATGAAGAAATATCAACTACCTTTGCGATGAAAAAATATCTGAACTGGAAAGATATGGACATCCTAGCCAACAGAGCATTCCTCAGAAATGATGCGGAGTTAGCATTCGAAATTGAGCAGATACGGACAAATGGTCCGGGTTGGAAATCAGCCTTAGTAGACGCTGAGGCTGGTGCTGAAGAAGGTGATATGGGCGATCTAGGTGGTGGTGGTGGTGGTGGCGGTGGTGGAATGCCACCAGACTTCAGTGGTGGGGGAGCCGCAGTAGATGGTGGAGAGGCTGATCTAGGCGTAGAAGAACCAGCACCAGAAGCAGAAGCACCAATCGAATAAGATTAGATTAGCGGTATATTCAATTTTTTAGCCACTTCAATAGCCACAGAATCCAATGGAATCATTGTCCCATGCCATAGATAATCATCCGCTTCGGGAATAGCACCCAACGGTCTCAATTTCACAGTCCAAGTTCCAATCGATTCATTGTCGGTGTTGATGAATTTTAAATTTCCTGAGTATTGCGAATGAGTATTTGCACACGCCACCCATCTTCCAATGAAAAGATCCAATTGGTCTTGGTCTTCGATAAAACTCCTCCAACCCAATTTAAGTAGACTTTCCGAAGAGGCATTACATAAATGACAATATGCCTCATTGACTAAGTTATTACCCATTTTAGTTGTCATCCTAAATGATGGATATGGGTTCAACCAAAAAGAAGCCTCTATTTCGGCTCTAACGATCCTCAGCGCATCCTTCATCGAACCACCACCGTTGGGCTTTATCTCCTTCTCCACCCTCTCTAAACGACCATCTATATCAAAAACCAATGATTTGACCTCACAAAGCATATGAGGCATTTCCCCATATTCCATTTGTCGTTTTTTTCTGTCCCTATACTTCTTCACGATAAAAGCTTTCACCCTCTTATATGATAGGAGAAAGGTGGTTACTGTGGTTACTAGAATAATAAAAAAATTCATGCGACCAATAAGAAATGTTTCAAATTGTTCCATTATAATATTTAAGATAAGCGAACAGGAATTGTTCTAAAGTTAAGGAGCAGTTGTTTTGTGAGGGTGATCTGATGGGAGTCTATCTTCAACCCCCACTTGTGAGCGAGGTAGCCTTGTAATCAGTGATTGTTGTTGTATCAACAGAATGAGACACAATTAAATGCTGAACTATAATAAAATGCTGTTCCATTATTGGCACTTAAAGTCCAATCCGAATCGGTGGGTCTTTCACATTCATAGAAATATTCATCAGTGCCATTATTAGCTGATGGGTGTATATATGTGTTATCCTGCCCCCATAGGATATATTCATTGGAAGATATACGATAGTAAGTAGTCCCGTTATTTGTTTCGGGAGCATCGGGAAAGGTGGATATTGATTCCACACCACAAGATATCGGATGATACTGTGTTCCATTATTCGATTCAAAGGCCATAAGTATATTTAATAGATTAAATATAAATATGAGTCTTTGCGAGGTAACACCTATTTCAGCTTTTCAATCAACCAATCTAAATTCCAAGATAGGATGCTATCGAGAATTGGGTCAAAGAATATTGAGAACACTTGGTCATCCCATGATTAACGTGGAACTCCACGCCGATCAATTATACGAGGCGATTTCAATTTCTGTTGATTTCTTCACGAAATATGCTGGTCATTCCAAAGAATTCATTATTTTCGATAGTAGATTATATATCCATAATGTGGGAATAAACATCGGAGATTTGTTTACCGTAGCCAATTCTGATTACACTGTATCCCAAAAGTTGGATGGTAGGATGATAGGTCCTGACCCAGATTTTGAGGTTGATATACCAGAACCGCTCTATGTTTCTCTTTCTGCCATACCGAACAGTTACTTCACGGCATCTTCAGCTTTGAGTGGTGCTGTTCCCACAGATGGTATAACAAAGATGCAGATCATTGATGAGACCACGTATGCGATGATGACATCATACAATGTCAATTTGGTGGATATTTTCCAACAATCATACCAAAAACCATTCACCGTCCAGTGTGAGAACGTTGAGAACGTTGAATCATTTAATAATATGTTCGACTATGATATCATGGATCAACGTAAAGTTATCGATGTGGTGTCCTTCGAGGAGGGATCCACCGCTGGTGTCAATACCCTATTCTCCGTCGAACAGACAATGGCTCAACAATCATTCCACGCATATTCACTGGGCAACTACGGGTTTGATATCCTGTCTTGGCACACCGTCAAGGAGTGGATGGACACGAGGGAAAAAATGTTTGCGACTAGACGAGATGTGCATTTCGATTCTAGAACTCAGTATTTGAGAATGATACCTCAACCAAGGAATACACAATTCTACGGATTACTTGAATGTTATGTGGAAGATCCTCTCAGAGATATCATCAAAGAAAAATGGGTTTATGAATACGCCACAGCAATAGCAAAAGTGATGTGGGGAAGAATTTTAACCAAAATCAATGGAGTAGAGCTTCTTGGTGGAGGTAACCTAAATGGTGGCCAAGTTCTTGAAGAAGGACTCGGAGAGAAAAAAGACCTTGAAGATATGTTGGTCGAAGGAGGCTTCGGAGACTTCGATCCTGTCGGATTTATCGTAATGTAATCATGGATATATCGATACCAGAGTTTGAAAGAGGAATACACTTCAAAGAGCAATCTCCCGATGAGGGTGGTGACAAATATCGATATAAAACCAAAAAATCCACGATAGTTTGTTGGAGTGGGTTTTTATATGGTGATAAAAAGATATCCTTCGTGGATAAAAATGGTAAAGAATGGCTTTACATAGACGCGAAACGCTTCATTATCGCTAAAAATTATGCTTGGGATGGTGCTTCCCCGAAAAAACATATACCTATTTTTGGATGGGTGGGAACCCCTGATACGGAAAATACCATATTGGGAACTTTAATTCATGATGCGTTTGCTCAATTCATGACAACTGAACATTTCCCCTTTGGTCAATCTACCAATAATAAAATATTCCGACACGTTTTAAAAAAAGAAGGCTTCCCAATGCCCCTATATTGGTTGTATTATGGGGGTGTGGCACTATACGATCTCGTTAGTGATCCGATGGATTATGGCGGGACCAAATCTATTATCTTGACAAATAAGTGACATATGGTATAAATATATATATGAAAAACATTAAAAGTCTCGTTGGTTGTTTAATAATTTCTTTACTCACAGTGCCGATTTTCGCACAAGATAGTGAGCGTCAAATGCCGATACTCCCCCTCGGATCAATGACAGCAACACCGACAGTTGTCCAAGTTGGAGTTACCCCGACACTCAACTGGGTGATTTACTTACCTCAAAATATAAATAAATCGATTACTATAAGACCACCAAATACGATTGAACAATTGGATGACTTTTATGTTTCAGTGAGAACAGTGGGTATCGATAAGGATTATACTGACGTGAGGATGAGTGTGGATCGTGGTTCTTATTTTCAGTTGTTCTATGGTTCTAAAGAAGATGTGGAACCCCAAAATCCTCTCTATATCAAGAAACTAAACAAACATAGTCAAATAAATTTCGGTGGTCGTTACATAAAAGACGGTGTCTGGACATCCCTTTTCACCACAAATAGTGTTAATGGAAGAGCTTTGATATTGTCGAATGGTGATGATCTACCTGAAGTTATCAAAGGTGAGATGGAAAAAAATAATAGTTATCTTTCTCCATATGTGAATGGTTCAAATAAAGTTAGAATCAGTCCATTATCATTATTGGTGTTACTGGAATTGGATGATAATGGTAGTTTCGATCATGATGATATAACACTTTTGGTCACATTTTCTAAACCAAATCCTAATAATGGTCATGGTAATAATATAGATGGTGTTGACTCTTCAAATCCTGGTGCTGGTGGCGGTGGACCGAATGGTGAAGTAGACCCCTCTGGTGGAGTCGATGACGAGAAAAAATGATTTCTCGTATTTTATTGACTGGTATGCTCCAGTGAGTAAATATATAAGATGAGATTGTTTAATGAGAAGGTGACTCCCACCTTGACTAATTCTTCTCTTAATATCCTAAAGGTTGAAAACTTCGAAGAGGTTTTTTTCGGTGTTTATGAGATAGAGTTAAACAAGAATAAATATCTAGTTGAAAAGATTTCCGACCACGATGGAGATCCCTTAGTATCTGTTCCAGTTGATGTCAAGGGAAAAAGGCGATCCATCCCCTTCATTTTGGTGGAGGGGAAGTTCGATGTTATTTTCAATGAGAGTTGTGAGTATATCGAGGAGGTTGAGGAAAATACACCCGACAAGGAGGATGAACTCGTTCAAATAATGGAGACTGTGGAAGACACAGATTCTCCAATTCTTGAGAGTAAGAGAGATAAATTACTTGAAGAAATAAGAAACGCGAAGACCTATAATGAGCAAGAACTCAAAAGGATAAAGAGAAAACAACAAAGGTCGTTACGTGAAGAATCAGAGAAAAAGGAACAGGCTCTGGAACAATATCTAGAAGAATCCAGAGAGAATCTAGTGGAGGAATTCCTTTCAATTTCCAATAGTATAAAGGAAGAACTATTCGAAAGTAATGATACCACGAGAGTTGAAGCCGAGAATCATATTTCCAGAAAGATACATTCATTATCACAAGAATTGAGAGAATCCCTTGAAGATGAAATACAACAGTCTTCAAAGAACTTCAGATCTTCTGCTAAAAAATTTCTAACCGAACTAAAAGAAAAGGATATCAAGCCGAATATTGATTCCAAATTGAAGGCAATCAATGATGATTTTGATTCTAAATTTGGAAAACTTGGTGCGGAGGTCAAGAAACAAATCCAAGAATCGATCAATCGATACGAAAAAAGTGAGAAGATACTATCAGAGAAAAGAGGTAAAGAAGACAAGAAATTTTTAATCGAAGGGTTATCCAAAGCTAAAACAACTCTACTCAAAGAGTTCATGGAAATATCCAATGATCTCAAGGGAGAGATAGTGGATAAGAAGGATGATCAATATAAGGAACTCAAAACCGAGATAACTGAGAAGGTTGATACAGTCACAAACAATCTCCAGAAATTGGTAGAAAATGATCTCAAGGAGGGGAAGAAAAAACTAAATTCATCCATCAAAAAACTTTTAGTTGAGTTATATGATGAGAATATAACAAAAAGAGTTGATACAGAACTCAAGGAGATAGCTGAAGATATTGTATCCAAAGTAGATGGGATCAATGAAGAAGTAAGCACCAGAGTCGATAAAATCGATAAAGATCTCAATAAAAAAATTAAAAATAAAATCAACAAGGAGGATATAACTTCCTTGGAGAAGCACATTGAATATAGATTTAATTGTTTGACTGAAAGTAATATTGAGATGAACGACAAGTTCAATCACAATATCAACAAAGCTTTATCTAGAGTTGGAAATGTTGGCACTGAACTAAAGGAAATTACCGAGGGTATCAACACGAAAATTGGGGATCTCAAAGATAAAGTAAAAGAAAATTTAAAAGAAAAGGTAGATAAAAAGGAAATCGAAGAGAGGATTCGCGTCCTCGTGGAAAACGATAAAACCCTCGGAAATAACCTCAAAAAGAATATCAATACGCTCGATGAGAAGATTCACTCCATGGGTGAAGAGGTTGGACAGGCGATTGATGATAAGCTAACTGAGATCGAAGAAAACGTTCGAAGCTATTATGATGATAGGTTGGAGATGCTTGAAGAGAGACGTTTCGACATTAAAGAAGATGCTCGACAGGAGATCACGGGAATTATAGAAGATTCCAAGAAGAAGTTGATAAGCGAACTCAGGGATTTTAAAAATGAGAAGCCGATTGAATTTGTAATAGAAAACGATAACGGTAAAAATACTAAAAGCTTCCACCAAATAACCGAAGAAGTGGAAGATAAGATACGTAAGAAGGTTGATGATGAAGTCACTAGAATGCGTAAGTTTGTTTCCTATAATAGTGGTGGTGGTAGTGTGGCTCAACAGTTTGCCAACGGGGGGACAATGAACGGTAGTCTGACTGTTCATGGCTTACTCAATAGCACCGCAGTCGCAAGTAAAATCAAAAGACACACATCGACCACCACTATAGATGATACGGCGTATCAATGGAACGGTAATACTGACGGTGGGGGGTTTACATACACCCTACCAGTGGGTATACAAGATGTTAATTATAAAATAGTAAATACTGGAACATCTGGAAATGCTCTTACAATAGTTCCAAACGGATCGGAAAAATTAATTGGAGCCGATTCCTTTGTCTTGATTGATGGGGAATCATTAGTAATTGGCTACGATACAATAGATGGATGGTATTAAATAAATAAACAAGATTATGAGTAGAGGATTTAATAGAGGAAGACAACCAGATGGAGATTATGTGGATATGAGAGCAGACGGAATTGCTTTTACTACCACCACTCTACTATCTAGCAATGGGGAGTATACATCTGATTGGATGGATAGCGATGGGTTTAATACTATTGAAATTGTGGTGAATTCTGATGTTTCCAGTAGTGATCAAGGATTTCGTGTGGATTTTACAGATGATACATCAGCAGATACACCAACAGTTAGATTTTCCAGATTTTATGATTTTAGTGTGGTTGATGTTCAAAAAGGATATAAAATTTTCAGAGTTCCCACATCTTTGGACGGGTTCAGAGTAGATTACATTAATGGGGTGGAACCACAAGAATCATTTTTCTTGAATACCACCCTCAGAGTAATACTACAACCC